CTGCTGGCCAACCTGAACGATGCCACCGATGTCGATGCCAGGAGTAAGACCCCCAGCATCGGGACCTCCAGGACCTACGAGGCCGGAGAGAGAAGGAGACTGCGCAGTCTGAAGCTGCGGTGACGGCGGGGGCGAATCGAGTAGAGCCATTTCAGCGTCTCCGCGCAACGAGCTGGCGTTTGAGCCCGAGCGCGCGCGTTTCCTTCTTGATCATGCGACGGCCGGCGCCGCGAGCTCGGGTGAGCCGGCGCTTGTCCGAGTTGATCTCCTGTACCGAGACGAGCGTGCGGAAGTCGTCGTCCGCTTGCCAGTCACGATCGGACTTCGTCATGCGCACGTTAGGCAAAGGCAAAGGCTACCTTCTGTGACCGATGTCCCGAATGATCGCGCGCGAGAACGGCGTGCGGATCGTGCCCTTGCCAGCCTTGACCTGCTTGTTGGAGCTGGACTTCGTGTTCGACATCGAAGAGCCGTAGCTCATGCCCTTCTTGCCGTAGTCCATGCCCTTGCCGTAGTGCATACCTTTCATAAGAGACTCTCCTTAACTGATCAACGTCTAGAGGATCGGCTGACCGATCGGCCCTTCGGCTTCTTGTGGCGACCCTCGTGATGCGCGACGGTCCAACGACGAAGCTTGGACTCCGACATCCCTTTGAAGGTGCGCGGGGCCTGACCTCTCTTCACACGGCCATAGTCGGCGGCTGCCGCCCTGCCTTGCCGCGCGGTATAGGGCACCGGTCCGAGAACCTCCTCAAGGGAGGGCGCGACGCTCCCCCTTGTCCAAGGAACGTCGCGACGCCCCGAAAGTATGGTTGGACCGGATATAAGGAGTGACCGTCGATCCGATCAGGCCATTACGACAACTACTTCTTGTGCACAGTATCCAGGAAGAGAAGAGGGAATGTCAAGGCACAACGATCTTTCCACGCCGGGGACGCCCGAGCGCGTAGAAGAACGGACACCCGCTGCGGAAATCGACAGTGACAATACCAGTGTAGTGGAGAACGTAGAGTGCGTTGAGCAGCTCCTCGAACGGGACCGAGGCACCGCTCTGGAGCTCGAGGATCGTGGGCGGAGACGATATCGGAGTTGATCCGTGCGCAAGAGACGCGCCGGGGACACCAGACGTAGTCGTCACCGACTCTCCGTGATCGTGGTCCTCGGAGCCCCCTGAGCGTCTTTCTTCGTCTCGAGCTTCGGAGACTTCTGCCCGGAAGCCTTGCGACCGGCCGGCGACGCCGTCATCGTTATCCCGAGCGCCTGCTGCGCGATGAGCCTCTCGGTAATGGTCATCGGGACCCGGACCTCCATCTGCGGGACGTTCCCAGGCATCCCCGTCTGAGGATCGAGGCCCATCTCCATCTCGCCCGTCGGAAGCGGTACAGGGAACGGCGAACCGACGTTCGGGATCTCGAGCATTTCCATGAGTGACCAGAAGTCCATGTAGCCCATGCGCGCGAGCTGCATGTACATCATCTTCCGCTGCGAAGCGTTCAGGGCGAGGAGCGAGTTCGGTGCGACGAAGAACGCGAACTGGTGCATGAAGAATCGGGCACGATCGTCGCGCGAGTGCTTGGAACCGTCGAGCTCCGGAGTGTAGCCCTCGTCGCCGGGCGCCAAGTCGGGGATGAGGGTGTCCGGATCGTAGTCGAGATCCTCGAGCGTGGATCCAGAGTCGCCGAGGAGCAGGATGCGCCGCTTCGCTGAGTAGAACTGGAAGAAGTTACACTTGACCATGTCGGCGAGCTCGCGGATTGCCGCTTCCAAGAGACGGCCCTCGATGCGGATCTCGGGGGTGAGCGCTTCCCAGTACTTCTCGATGGTCTCGGCCGAGGGGGATTGCCTGAGCCTGAGCAGGGCCTGGAGATTTGCGACGCCGGCGACGTTGTCGAACTCCTGCATCATCATGGAGAGGAACTCGAGCGCCCATGGCGGCATCTGCGCCGGATCGATCATCTTGAAGGCGTCACCAAAGACGGGGTTCGTCTTGAGCTTGAAGCCAGGCTTGCGGGAGTCGAAGGCACGGAACACCGAGTCGGGCACGGCGTTCTTGTCGAAGGCAGCGCCGCGGTTCGCTGACTGGTTGAGCACCGAGAGCATGTCGTTCACCGTCTTGTTGATCGCGTCTTGCCCGGGAAGGAGATCGTGGGCGAGCGAGAGGCCCAGGAGCAGCCAGGGCCATGGATCGAGGGTGAGCTTCACGACGGGGAACAGCCCGTGCCAGTAGGGGTTCGGCCCGTCGTAGAGGATCAGATGTTCGGTCGCGACGATACACCGATGCCGGGGATAGAGCTTCTTCCCCACAGGTACGACGTAGGACCAGTTCGAGCTGGGGTTGCCCATGGTGATCGGCTTCGACGTCGTATTGACCGAGTGATCACGGAAGTAGATCCGGAAGGTCGGGATCTCGTCCACCGGGACGTTCGCCTTGTGCGGG